TTGGGGAACTTATCATCTACGACTTCGTCTGGTATCCTCTGCACAAATGCCTTACCCGAATGCTTGCCCTCATTAAACTGCACATTTAAGCCGTGCTTGATCAAGTAGGTCTTGCCAGAGCCAGCGGGGCCCAACACAAACAGTGCCCTGAACGGGTACTGATTCTTCTTGATGACCGCTTCGGTGATGAGGTCTGGGGATTCAAGTAAAATACCCTTCCTCTTCCACGCTTCGCGAACCAATTTTCTAAGTCCTTTTAGTTCCATTTTTTCTCTCCTCTTTTCACTTCATTGCCAAGGGTGTCCATTGCACCCTGCCAATCATCAAAAGTAATTAGTCCGCTGTATTGTTTAGGGAATGTTCCAATTATTTTACGAATAACTGCCGTTTGCCAGCCTTTCAGCGCCGCTTCGTCGAATGCCTTAGCCAATTCAATGTCTTTCTCATCGAGATTTGCTGCCTTCATCTGTGAGTACTTCAGCGCTCGCGCAGTGGAAACATCTTCCACCATGACAAGTGCTAGCTGCAAGGCATCAAGGAGTAAGGCCTTCGCAAACAATGCACGAGAACCCAAGTCAACCATATAACTAACACTCTTGTAAAGCAGTGCTCCTGCTAAAAACCATAATCCCGCCGTAACCACGCTCATCACATCACCTCATATAAAAAAGAAGCCGCTCTAATTCTCATTATAACACGGAATTAGAGCGGCTTTCAATATACTCTCAGGTAAGCGGTTCTTATCGCCTACTCTTGCGCTTAGTCTTCTTGAGCTTAAGCAGCCGTTGTGCAACCCGACGAGTCACCTCGTTAACGATTCGCTCCTCCATTGGAAGCTCCTCTTCAGGGGCGATCTCTTCTTCTCCCGGTAGCTCTTCAGCGGCTGGCTCTTCGCCACCCTCTTCGGGTACCGCAACGTCAGTGCTGACTCCAAGCTCGTCTTCAAGAGCAACCATTACGGCACTCGCTACGCGCTCAGCCATCTCCACCTCTGCAGGTCCAGCCTCGCCATCAGCAGCAGGTTCTTCAGCATCAGCAGGGTCCTCGACGGGTACCTCCTCTGCAGCAGGTTCCTCCATGGGAACCTCCTCATCTTCTTCTTCGTTGAAAAACGTCTCTGCGACAACGCGGTCTAGCTCTGCAAGCTTCATAAACCGACGTACAGTAACTTCGTCTAATCTTGTCTTCTTGCCCATTTTGTAATCTCCTTATACCATGGTACTTTATTATAATAAGTCATTAGAAACCCAAAATGGAAAAAATGACCCGTTTTGCAGCTTCATACTAAGTAGCCGTCCACATCGAAAAAGGAACTTTAAGGGTACAATAAACCTTTCAGCTCACCAAGGGGAACATTACAGTCGGCACTAAGCCTCTTTCCCAGCTTAATCAGTGCCGCATCCTCGATTTGCTTAACCCGCACGAAACTAATATGCATCCGCTTAGCCACCTCTCGCAAAGTCATGCCACCTTGATTGGATTCAATTGCGATCATGGTACAATTTTGATCATCATCGTAATCAATCCAATGTCTGCACTCCTTCTGGGCGCAGGCTGTCCCTGCACTCTTACACTCTTCCACGCACTTCATAAATCAGGATTCTCCTTTTCCAGTAAATCAAATATATCCTCTATGTCTCGTTCCTCTAGTCCAAACTTCTTAGTTACCTCGGCACCAGTTGACAACAGTCTCTTTGACTCAGCCCGCTTTACCTTGCTGTGCTTGTCATTTTCCTCCTGATATCTTGCAATATAATTTAACAAGTCTTCGTCTTGATTGATGTAGCCAGCAATGATAGCTCGAAAAAACTCAGACTGACCCATCCCATCGTAGTGCAATCTGATCTTGAAGTCGGCATGTTTTTTTTCATTTTCGTAAAAAACCACCTTCTTTGTATCCTTTCCACGAGCCATCATTCACCTCAACAAAATATGACTTGTGCTCTCAACTTGAGAAGCACCCGTCTGGACTATAAATTTTGCTACAGCTTGCAACTCGCTAATGCTTCTTGCTCCCGAATAGGAAAGCCCACTGCGAATATTATTTTGGAGCAGTTCAAGTATGTCCTGAACCGATCCCTTATAATCTATGGTTGTCGCGACCCCCTCCAGGCTGGCTGTCCTCCCTCGCCATTCGTGCTGTGCCTCTTTAGACGCCATGCCACGATATTGTTTATATCTTCTGCCCTTTGAGTTTTCGAAGGTGACGCCTGGGGATTCGTCCGTTCCCGCCAAGAGGGATCCCAGCATCACAAAATCTGCTCCCGCAGCTAATGCCTTAACGGCATCGCCCGCATTCTTTATGCCGCCGTCAGCAATAATTTGTGCCTGCCTGTCCGACTTTGCACACTCCAATATTGTCTGAAGTCCAGGCAACCCATGACCCGTCTGAATCCTGGTGGTGCATATACTGCCTCCGCCTATATTACATTTTATAGAATTTGCGCCCCAGTCAGCCAAGTCATTAAAGCCCGCTAGGGTTGCAACATTGCCTGCCATGATATGATAGTCCGCTGGCAATTTTGCCCGTAGCTTCTCCAGCGCTTCTTTCATTAAGACATGATGCCCGTGCGCTACATCGACACATATGAAGCTAGCACCGGCTTCGTACAAAGCCGAAGCCCGTTCCGAGAAATCCCCGGTGACCCCAACTGCAGCGCCAGCGCTCGGTCCAGTGCCAACGACCATGTCGCACTGATCACCAATATCATTATACCGATGTATGACGCCGATGCCTCCGCTTGTGCCCATTGCTGTAGCCATTGAAGCCTCGGTGACGGTGTCCATGGGACTAGAAATTATTGGGATGTCCAAGGGTATGCCCCCCAGCGTGCCCGAAATATCTACCTCTGATCTGGTTCTAATATCCGAATACTGAGGTACCAGCAGTACATCGTCGTAGGTATAAGCCTTATTCATATTGTGTTCATGGTCGGTGACCTGACGTTCGAATTGAACACCACCACGGCCGAGGGGAACGGCGCAGGGTTATTTGAATTTCCGAATTTCAATCTCCCCTTCACAAAATAAATCTTCTCAGCTTTCATGCAATACTCATGCCACCATCTCGTGTCAGTCCTCGCAGGGATTAGACACACAACGGTCGTCTTCGGCTTGCACCCCTCTTCCCACGCTTTCTTAAGCCAGCCTTTAATCTCCCGACCATACGGCGGGTTCATAAAAACGACATTGCCGCTCCAATCTTGCGACAAACCATCATCGCTCTTGGTGTAGTAGCTTGAACACTTTGCCGAGGCTGCGGTCGCACACGGATCCAAATTAAAGTTATACTTCATATCGAGCCTGCGAAAAAAATCACCCGGCGTCGTCCATTCAGAACTCTTCGAACTGAACATTAAATTTTGTGTCGTCTTATCCATTGTTATCCTCCATTGGCGCACAGTAATCCAAATACTCTTCCAGTGTCTCAACCGAGTAGCCAGTCTCAGGCGGCTCCTCTGGAAACGGAACCTCTATAACATTGCGGCTTCGATCTTCACCCTCTCCATATGGCTCGTCGGTAAAGATGAAGATAGTTGGTGAACCGTCAGCCTCTAGGAGTTCCGCCAGTTCTTTATTGACGCGATAATCTGTTTCATAGAATGCAAAAATCTTCTTGTACTTGCTCGACAGGCTCTTATACACTGGGTCTAGAGCATTGCACCAATGACAGTTCTCCGTTTTGAATAACAAAACACTCGGCTGCGCCGTGTCCATTATCTCGCTATTGAAATTCGACTCTTTAATTTCCTTAATCATATTATGTATCTCCCGTGGAACCGAAACCTCCGGTGCCGCGAGCAGTGGACTTTCCGTAAATATTATCTTCTTCGATCTCCTCAAGGCTGGGGATCGTGATGGGAACCAGAACGGCTTGTGCGATCTTCTGCCCCCTTACAACCCTCTGATTGTTATTGCCGATGTTGTGAAGATCTATAAAGATCTCTCCATCGTACCCGCTGTCAACAACACACGCACCAGTCACCAGCGTCCTCTTGCTAGCAATCCCCGACTTATTCATGATCTGTAACATGAACCCCTCTGGAACTGAAATTTTTAAACCCGTTGGCAAAACCCAGTTCTGCGCTGGCAGAAAATCAATCTCGTCGAGAGTGTTGCTGTCTGGACAATAAAATAAATCCATCCCCGCATCTGATGAGTGTGCGCGTACTGGTAATTTTGCGTCCTCCCTAACCCTAAAAACTTTTAAGGTCGGGTAAGGCTTGTGTCTTGAAGGGTACCTGATCGTCATAAAATATTTCTCCGTTTCCTATTTTTAACCCAGCAGCCGAAAATTCTTCAGCCCTTTTGCGCTGAAGCCCCACTGCTCATCGTAGTCAAGCCTAGCCATGTAGGGGTGATTTAGAAAGACGTTGTCCTTCCCTGGCTGGACGCCCCAGCACTTAATCGAATTCATCTTGGACGTCGAGTCTATGACCTTTATAATATAATATGGTCTGCCGCGTGCAGTCTTCTTAACCAGAACCTCTCTAGGTACGAACCAAGCCACGCTGATATCATCGTCCCATTCCCCTAAAGGTGGAACACAATTCTCGTCCAGGCTCTCTCTAATCGTATCGTGCATAATCATATGCATGGGAAAGATCCCCGTCAAGCTAACCAAATTTTCAACCAGTTCTTCGTTTGTGAAGTCTCCCTCTGGCTCGTAAAGATCAATGTTCTCCTCAAACTTCTTTTTACTTTTTGGTCTGTCAACTGCCGTCGCTGACCAGAAATGTTTCGCTCCTGAAAACCTGTCATCTATTAGATTTTTCAATGCGCCGCTTCGACATAATACATCAAGAGCTTTCTTGTTCAGCTTCGAATACGAAATGCCATCACTGAACAGCAGCCGATCAATTGAGGCAAAGGGTCTGTTGTTAACAATCTGCTCTATTGCTTTTTCACCCAGACCCTTAATGGAGCTAAGGGGTTGGACTAGCGTTCTTGAGTCCCCTGGATCTATATCCCAGGTGTCACTCGAAAGATTTATATCGACCCCTCGGACGTTAAACCCCATGTTCTTAGCGATCCCAATAGCTTTTTCCTTGCGGGACTCTGGTTCCTTGTCCAGAAAAGCAGCCATCCATTCGGAAGGATAATAATTGAACAGCCAAGCACATTGATAACTGAGAATGCTGTAGCTAACGGCATGAGATTTATTAAACCCGTAGCCAGAAAAATATTCAAAAGTCTTCCACATATCATCTGCCTGATGGCGCTTCATGTTCTTCTCTAAGCAACCGGCGATAAACTTATTATAAATTACCGTCTTCTCTTCGTGCCCCTTGCCCGTGCCCTTCTTGGTTAAGAGTTTTCGAAGTTTATTCCCCTCGTCCAATGAAAGATTCTTGCCCAGCTTATGTGTTAACAGGGCAATCTGCTCCTGAAAAATTAGAAACCCGAAAGTTTCATTAGTAACCTCTTCAACCGCCGGGTGAATATATTTAATATTAACAGGATCCTCTTTAGCTGCCATGTACAAATCATGTACCTTGGCCGACAGGGGACCGGGACGATATATTGAAGTGACCGCTGCCAAATCGATTATGGAAGTCGGCTTCGCTCGCTTACAAAATCCCTGCGCACCCTTCTCCGTGAATTGAAAGATGCCAGCCCAGCGACCCTGATGAAAGACGTTCTCATATACAGCTTGGTCATCGAAATCAATTGTATCTGGGTGCAGTTTTTCGTCGTAATACTTTTTAATCTCCTCGAACGTCGGATTCTGAATTCCGTGGTGCCTTTGTAGTACCTGCCTAATACACCCTTCAACCATCCTCAATGAAGCCAGTCCCAAAATATCAAATTTAATGAAACCAAGAGGCTCCAAGTGTCTGACGTTTTGTCCCTCGCTCCAGGGTGTTTGACGCACACCGCCCGAATTGATTAACGGCATGTGCTTGTGGAGGTCGTCTGCGATCACAACGCCGCCAGCGTGCCTGGAGGCTGAACGGACTTGCCCATAAAGCGCATTAACATGAGTCTTCACCTGTGGATATTTTCGCAAAAACTTCTGAAGGGATTCCGAATACTCCATCAATTCTTCGAAGGTCGGGCTATAGACACCCGCTGTGATTCCATGCTTCTTTTTTGCTTTCGGTGTCGCCTCTTTGAGCATCTTGCCCGTTACCTGATTTACCTCGGTAAAGGGAATACCATAAAACTTTGAGATATCCTTGACTAGGGATCGAAGTTGGAGTGTATTCCAATTCGTTATCGGAACCACCGTGTCCTCTCCCCACTCCTCTATCAAAAGTTCCTTGAGCGCCATTGGATCCGAAACGTCATAGTCAATATCTGGATAGTCTTTGGCGTCTCTGCGCAAGAAACGACTGAACAAGAGTCCATACTTAATCGGGTCGACCTGTGTAATGCCAAGAACGTATGACACTAACGAGCCCGCAGCGGAGCCTCGACCCGCGCCGGTTAGCTGAACTTCCGTAGCCTTGTCTGCGATTGCCTTCATTGTCAAGAAGTATTTGCTGAACCCACGCTCACTAATGACGTCCAATTCCTCTTTGAGTCTCGACACATATTGTGGCTCTTTGTCAAGTTGTTGATCCTTGAGACCCGCGAGACAAAGCTTCGTCAGGGCACTGTTCTCATTGTCGCCGTCAGGCACTACAAAGTCGGGAAGGCGCACTGCTGTTTCTGGGTAGAAATCTTCAATAAGCTCATGGGCGATCTTGTGAGTGATGGTGATGCTCTCCCTGATAAGCTCGTCATCGTATTCAACGCCAGCGACAGAAGAATATCGTTTATATGCCTCCCACATCTCGTCACCATTTTTTGGATAGAGTTCATACGCCAATTGTTCTCTGGAACTCGGGAGTGTCTGGTCTGCGTAACCGGGTTTGGCTCGTCCCAGCCACCCCAGTTGCCTATATAGTTCCCTGTCCTTGAACGCATTGGGATTTGGATAGTGGCTGTCAGCCGTGGAAATAAGTTTGAGTCCGGTCTTCTTGGAGACCGCAATAATGTTTTTATTAATCTCGTGTTGTTCTAGGGTCTTGCTCCACTGTAGCTCTCCAAGAAAGTCGTCACCGAAGATGTCCTGAAACTGTTCGACTGTTTCTTGCATTGCCATCTGCACTGCCTCTTCTCCGAAGTCACGGCTCATCCAATAGTCCTGGGACAGGACACCGCCCATACACGCGGAAGACACAATCACCCCCTCGCTGTGCTCGCGCAACATTTCAAAATCGATTCTCGGATAGCGATAAAAATTCTCCGACTTATATGATTTAGAGACTATCTGAAAGAGATTACTCAATCCCGCTGGGGTTTTCGCAAGCAGAATCAGGTGAGACCTGCGCTTAATAAAATCTTTCTCACCACTCTTTGTCTCGCCCTCGTCTTCGACTGTCGCTGCTGATTGCGCCGCCCGCTTTTTCTTTTTGACTTCTTGCAAGCTCTCATAAGTCTTGCGCCACTCACTTAGGGACTTAACAAAGTACGCTTCGATACCGTAAATCGGCTTAAAATTCCTTCCCTCTGCACGCATCTTCTTGGCATGCAAAACCTGATATGCGAGTCCGTTCATGTTCCCATGATCGGTTAAAGCCAGTGCGTCGGACCCGTTGCCAAACGCAAAGTCCATATGATCCTGCGGATATCCCAGACCATCGAAGACACTAAAACAACTGTGTCCGTGTAAATTCACAAAGGGAATTTTCTGTTCTACTCTCAATACTCTCTCCGTTTCAAACTAAATTATACCCCATCATACAATCTTTCATGGCTCCAGTCAAGAGAATTCTTAAGAAACCCATTTATTAAATTTTCCCCCAGAAAGGTGGCGTGGCTTAGAAACTGAAATGCGCTGGGGTGATGAAATAAAATCACAATAATTCTCCCAAGAGTCCAATGAGTGATACCAATTCACTTCGATCATCTTGGAGTGATTCACATCAGCGGACTGAAACACCGTTTCCAAATCAAAAAACCTAGCGGAGTACCGCTCTGAAGGCGGCAACTTTTCTGTCGGAATACCAGACTGACCGGGACGTTTAATCCCCGTTCCAAGTCCCCTAACCGTTCGAACATATTCCTTGTACTCCTCTGGGCCAAAAGTGAACCCAAGGTAGTGTCCATCTTTAACTGTGAAGCCATTGTGTTCCAAGAACACATTGCGCCTAGATGATATTTCTTTTCTGTGTCCTCTCAGTATCTGGGCGTCATAAACTCCATACGGAAAAGCAACATAATATTTATCTGGAGTGACCCATTTACTAATTCTTTTGCTAATATGATATGCCGAGAGGGCACCATGCAACACGCTCCACGCCAAGCAGTCCCGCTTGTTCCGATCCTTCGGGTGAACTGGCACGTAAAAAATCGGAATCTCTCTCTTCTCGGTCGCATGGTTTGCAAACGTCCGTCCCACACTAACCGGATCCTGAATATAATCCCCTAAGCGGTGCCTTATGAGCGGTTTCGTATCATCGTTGCAAACCAACCAAATGGTTTCACAGCCTGCCCAAGCACACTCAGTCACAGCCCGCTCCACAGCCAAATAATCTGGGGCTACGGGCATCAAGCAATCGTGCCAGGGAAAATTGAAGTCCAAAGGCTGACCAGCAACGGGTACAACCCCGGCTAAATGAAAAGCCTTTTCACTTACATGCTTCGGTTCCACGGATCCCCCTTGGACAGAACTTGAAGCATCTCTTTAATTTCTCCAGCATCACAAGGTATATCGATTACTTGTCTGCGAGCGTGTTCAATCCGTATGGCGTAGTGTTTCTTCTTTGTTGGGTCGTTTGGATCACGACCATTACTCTGACCTCTAATTCCTGCGCCCTTCATCCAGTTTAAGATTTTATATTTGATGAGAACGCTAGAGTACTCTGGACTTCTATATTCTTCTTCGGTCAGGTAGGAAAAGGACACTAGATCCTTCTTGTCATGATTGCCAGCAATTCTATCGCTAGGATAAAAATGAATCTCTCTGACAAAATCCCCTGGATGATGGAGAATATCGTAACGATGGACGCAACCAGACCGGACATTAAACCAGTCTAGGACAAGCTTCTGGTCGGGGCGTTGAGGCAGTGAGTCACAAAACTCAAGCCCCTCGACGTGCCTGGAGTCGAATATCCGCAGGCTATCAAAGTCGATATCATACTTCTTATTCCCAGTTGTCATCACCGATAATTTATTTTCCGCCCGAAGGCGGATAGAGCTAACCTTATCCACAAATGGAAGTAAGCCACGCATCGATAAAACGAATAGAGCACGCTCCCATAAAGCTGCTTTCTGAATCCCGACGACTCGCAGACCCTCCTCATCGGAAAGGCTAGTGGCTTCATTCTCGACGCCAAGTGCCTCGGTGGGATCTTCTGGGTCTAAAAAGTCAAAGCGATGGGGGGACTCTATCACATTCTGAATCAGTACATGATCATTTATTAGTGCGCAAAGTGCTGCGTCTAGACCCGAGCCTATGACCACACCTCGTTCACTCAACTATTTTTCCCACAATATGGTTGGTTTGAATCATATCGAAATTGCCAGAGGGGACGCTCACCGCCTCAATCATGGAGTTGCGGACGACTATCAAGTCGCCACAACAAAAACCCAAATCGTCAGCATCGTCAGCAATATCTATAGCCCTCACGACAACGAACTCGGGACCACGAGTAGCTTGGTATCCGTCAGGTAAGAGGACCTCTGATACATCATCATCGTCCTCGGAGGTGTCCTCCCTGCGTACCCAGACATAGCGATTAAAAGGCTGTATCTCCATCATAGTCCCTTTACGGTCTTAGTGACCCTATCGTAAAAGTCCATCAACTGCTCGACATCGACATTGTCCCTCATTAGACGATAAGCCTTGACTGCCACGCTGATTTCTTCTCGATCAAGCCAGCCATTGTCAACATAGTTCTTCTTGAGATCACGTTTGTGTTCCTTGTACGGTTCCATCTCATCCTCAATCTGAGCAAGTGACTTGATGTAGTTGGTAATGTGATCTTCTTTTGTATTAATACTCATCATGTTCCTTTCGTTCGAACATTTTATTTAAAATATTTCGCAGGTGCCACCGGCACATGCCAATTCTCCCGACAAATTAGTATTGTCGTCATCCTCTTCGACTTGAGTTAGATCAACTCTATTCAAAGAATTTAGCATTGCTTCGTAAGTTTCCTTCGAACAAGCCTCAAAAGGGGGTTGTTTATAATTCCCCCCGTCATAGGGCAGAACACTCAGCCCGTTATATATATCCCTATTCTCCCACATCCACTCGCCCACGTCAACCCATTCCGCGTCTTTTACAGAAATTGTTGCAGATACATTATGGGTGTTTTGTCCCGTTCGATGACCGGGTTTAACCCACTCACTCGTAACCTTGGCAATCCTCTTGAGCAGTTGCAGTGCACTTTCAGTGCGAAGAATGGCTCCGGTCGGTGCTCGTTGGGGCACTGAAATTACAGCCGTGTCGTGTGGGCGGAAATACTCATCCTCCAGTAGCTCAGGATGTTCTTTCGCCAAGTGTGTATATATTGCCTCGTTCTTACCAACTCTAATCCTCCGAATATAATGTTCGCTATGCCACGCATGAATACCACTGGACGTCCCCAAGGTCAGCGATGTCGTGCCGGCCGGCTTCACGCATGTCACCCTGGCTGCAGACCGAGCACCAATCAAGCTGGCTACTCTCGCATTTTCTTTTCGCACCTCGTTGGCTGCGCTGGTTAAGTTAATCCCATCTTCTAAGATTCGCCCCGAAGCGATGCCCGTCATGCTAACCCCAATCAGCGCATCCTTCTCCGTCGTTCGCTGCCACACATCTCTCAAATAATGAAAATCAGTATACCCAGCCTGTAAAGTTCCAATGAAAGCTGCGGCGCGGGATCGTTCTTCCAGATCGCTCTGGCTCTCCACGTCCGATACGTTAACTTCGGTGAGGTTACAAAACTGATATGGTCGCAGCCCGATCTCACAACAAGGATTGGTACCCCAGTCTTTATCATTGGAGAAATAAAATCCAGGTTCCCCAGCACCAGAGGCTTGAACACGCTCCCAAAGATCCATAAAGAATTCTTTGGTCACTCGATGACGAAGGAGCACAACTGAATTATTGGCGCGACCTCTCTGTGGATTTTTCTCCCACCAATTCCCTGCCTTTGCTGAAAGCATCTCGTCGTCGTCCGCGCTGAACAATGAGATAAGTGCCGCCCTTCGAATCCCCCCGGCTAAGACAGCATCGGCAATATGACAAACAATATCATGTACTTCAATGGGTGTGAGTTTATCACCGTTAGACTTCGTCTCAAAGATCCCCCCAACTTTAAGTAGGCATTCCTTGAGTGGCTGTGGACCGGGAGCTTTACCGCCGGAAGTTACCAGCGGCTCTCCCTTGGAACGAACGTCACTAAAGTCAAATCGGAGTGGTGCGCCTCCAAAAAAATATGAACGAATGAGCGACTTAACTGCATCCGCCCACCCCTCAATGGAATCACCTACTAAATATCTCTTCGACCTCTTCGACGTAGGCTTTTGAATTTCCGGTAGATTTTCAACGTGATGCTTCTGCACCGAATAGCCTACGCCTGTGCCGCCGAGTAAGAGAAACATAGTTTCCCCGAAAGAGTGCCAATCGTCGATCGGTAAAAAAGCACAATTATAAATACGATTGGGTGCGACCTCAATAGGTTTGCCACCGAATTGCATAGATCTCATCGACGGCAAAACTCTCTTGTTATATACCAACTTATAATTTTGCTCAATCTCGGCAGACAAATGAGGATACTTCTTCTTGTGCATGTTTTTGTTTCTGGTGACCAGTTCGGTCCACGTCTCTCGACGGCTCTCCTCTTCGGAAAATCTTGCGTACTTCATGTGTACTGTGATATCCGATAAAATGTCTGTCGCGACTCGTTCATTATTTTTTGTCATTGGCATCCGTCTCCTTGAATTTTTTGTATTTTTCGGTAAGTAACTCTTTCTGTTTCTTGGTGCTCTCTGTGATCACACTGGTGACAGTCTCCCCCTGAGAAGGGAGTACTTCTATGTTAACTGCTGAAGTGTCCATGAATATTGGGTACACTAAACCGTCTGGACCATTTCTATTTTTGGCAATGAACGCCCGACCAGTATTGGAAGCCTTGTCCTCGATTGTCCTAGAGATAGAAAAAATAAAGTCCGCAACGAAGCACTTATTAAACGCTTCGGAGATTGATTCCATCGTAATGACCTCTGCGTTGAGACCGGCACGATTTGTTTGGGACGCCGTGTAAAGGGGCACCTCAAATTCTTGTGCTATAGCCCGCAAATCCTCATAGATTGTTTCTAACTCATGCCTCTTTTCTTTTCTTACGACGTTCGGTCGTAAAAGATCGCCGTAGTCAACAAGAACCAAGTCCACATCTATGTCCCTTAGCCTTAGCCTTTCAAGATGGTTGTGTATCATTTGAGGTGTAGCGGACTTGGTTGGATATTCCTTAATAATCAAATCACCTTCGATGTCTTTAAGACTATCATAAATCTCGTCCTTGCTCAGAAACACCTTCTGCAGCGGTATGCCAGTCAGGCAGCTATCATATCTTGTCGCGACCACAGTATCCGCAAGTTCCAACGTATAATGTACCACCGTCTTACCCAGCTTGAGAGCTGCTGCGCCGAGCCGGACCAGAACCATAGATTTCCCCGCGCCGGTTGGTGCGATCACCACGCCCAGTTCTCCAGACCCCAGCCCACCCTTCAGAAGATCATCAAATATGCGCCAGCCCGTTGACACCGGATTCCGTGCTTGAAGTTCAAACCTTCTCTCAAAATCAATCTTGTAATCGTATCCAAAATCGCAGCTACAGCCCAACTTGAGCGCTGAATTAATTACGTCGCTAATCTCATTAAACGAGGAGTTTTTCAGAAGCCCGACCGATTTTAACATGGCCTCCTTTAGCTTCTGCTTTCGGCAAAAATCAAGTGCAGTATCCTTAATAAACTCCTCTCCATCTACCGATAGTTCAGACTTATAAATTCTTGCAAAGAAGTCCCTGGTCTGCTTTATCGTTGCCTCGTTCTCGCCAGCCAAGGTAGCCCGCAGAACTGAAAGCATTGTCTTCATGCTAGGGTGAGTCCGGTACTGCTCACGATAGCCAAAGATCTTTGAAACAAAAAGCCGAAGATACTTGAGTTCGAAAAAGTCAATCGCCAGCACCTCCTGTATCTGCTCCGAGAAAGCTCTGTCGACCAAGATTAATTGTGCCAAGCCCTCTTGAAAAGATTTTCCGTATGTCGAAACATTAGTCGTCTCAGCTTCGTGATGATTCATGTTCCCTCTTTGTTAAAGACTAGCATGGGCTAGCTAGCGTTGTCAACTACAATTTTTTTCATTCTGGAAAATAAATCTGTCCAGTTAAAATCTCCGAATCCATCTTCTGCCATCATCTTAACGATCTCGGTCTTATTGAATTCGTATTCTGCTGAATCGATGGCAAAGCGCGTTTTGCTCTTTGCCTGGGGGGACATCATCGGTGCGTACAACTGCATGATTTGATAATTCTCCAGAATTATTTCCTCGTGCTCTAAGATATTTGCATGTACCTTTAATTTGTCTTCGGTGTTCTCACAAAATTCTAAAATTTCCTCGATAAACACGCTTCTACCGTCCGCTAAAAACGGAAGCCTCTTGGCTATGGTGGGCAAGCCTACGCCCGGTACACCCGGCAGGTTGTCGCTCTTATCGCCTGCTATGGCTCGTGCCATGGCAAAGTTCAGGGGATGAATACCGTACTCTTCCACTATGCGGCTTTCATTGAGCACCGCCTTCTGAGTGGGTCTCACAAGGATTGTACTCTCGTCACACAACTGAAAGAAATCTTTGTCGTTTGAGACAATAACCTTATCCCAATCCTTCAACGAAGGCATCTGTGTCACATAGGCAATAACATCGTCCGCTTCGATCTCGGGCAACATAACCTGAGAGATGGGCATGTTGTTTAGGTATTCTACCAACCTCGTTTG